CCAAGGTGTATGGGTCTTCAACGATAAGCCAGGTCGTGTGGGTCCGCTGAAGGAAATTGCTCGTCAGGACATCATGCGGGAAGGATGCATCGGTGACTTCGGGCCAACTGCGGGAACTCCAGGCACTACATTCGGCGTTGCAGGGACTAAGTATTACGCTGACCCCACGACCGGCGCTATTTCATCCACCGGTGGAACCGGGACATACTACGTTGGTGTGACTGTTGAGCCAGATCGTCTTGAGGTTAACTTCCACCCGATTCCGCTGTGACCTGAGATGATAACCTTGAAAGGACAGAAATGACAGCACCAGTATATCACTCTGGCACCTTGGTCGAGGGTGATATTCTCACCCATACCCCGGATGGTGTCGATCTTAACCAACTCTGGGGCGAGTTCGTCAATGCGAACACAGTCTACAATGAGCACAAACAGGGTTTCGTTGGGATCCTGACCTATCCGGTGGTCAGCGACATCGAACTGGTGCCACAAATTGGTGATTTCCAGTTTGAGGTCGCAACTGAGTTCGGTATCCCGCGTGGTCAGAACACGAATATCAGCTACTACCAGCTTGCGTACGCATATCAGGACTATGACCTGAAGCTAGGTTACACCTGGAAGTTCTTGCGTGACGCTCCGTCCCAGCAGATCGAAGCGATTCACACTAAGGCGATCCAGGCCGATCAGGCTCTGGTGTTCCGTAAGACGATGGAAGCGTTGTTCGACAACCGTTCACGCTCAACAATCATCAATGCGATGACCTTCAATGTGTTCCCGCTCGCGAACGCTGATGGATGGGTCCCGCCCAGCTATAAGGGTGTCGTATTCGACGGTACGCATAACCACTACCTGACTAGTGGCGCTGCGACTATCGACTCTGATGACTTCGAGACTTCGGTCAACCACCTGACTGAACATGGATATGGGTGGGATACCGGAACTCAGCTGGTCTGCTTCGCGAATCGTAGCGAAATCAACCAGATTCGTAAGTGGCGCTTTGGACAGACTAACAACAATAGCAAGGTCGCCAACTTCGACTTCGTGCCCGCGCTTGGTCAGCCGGCACTGCTAGTCCCGAACGCTGAAGGTCTTCTGGGTGGTCAAGCCCCCGCCACTTGGAATGGCCTTCGCGTTTCGGGCGCATACATGGATGTTTTGGTCATTGAAGAGCCTCTGATGCCGGTAGGATATGTGATGTTCCTTAGCACCGGTGGCGTAAATGTTGATGAGAACATCGTTGGCGTTCGCGAGCACGCTTCACCCGCGTGGCGGGGCCTGAAGTTGATGCCAGGCAACCAGCAGCGTTACCCGCTGATTGACGGCTACTACGTGCATGGCTTCGGAACTGGTATCCGTCGGCGTACTGGAGCCTTCTTGCTCCAGGTTACCGCGAATGCAAGTTACACGATTCCGCCGCAATACGCCCATTCAACTGCAACTGTGTGAGGCAAGCATGAGCAAGGATATTGACCTTGATAAGCCATTGTCCGATGAAGATCGGGCTTGGTTGAAAGATCACTCTCAGCTTGACCTTATCGCAGAGAATGATCGGAAGTTCAAAGAGCCAGAAGAGTCTGACCCGGATGCACCACAAGTGTCCCCGGCTGATCCACCGAGGTTCTGGGAGCCTGGTAAAGAGCCGGAACAGAGATTCGTCCAAAGACCATTCGATCCTCAGGTATCTGGTCACTTTGCTTCAAAAGCTGAAGATGGTGACGAAGTCAAAGAGGTCGATGAAGGCGAAGGTGAAATTGTCGGCCTTGAGGATCTAACTGTCGAAGAACTCAAGGATGAACTTCGAGAACTTGGCCTATCGACTTCAGGTAGCAAGAAAGAACTTCAGGAACGACTCCAGAAAGCCGAGTGACTTGGCTGAACAGTCTGATATTGATAATGTTAAGCTGAATCTTCCATCGTGGACGGCTGAGCTTACAGACTGGGATGACACTAAGATTGGTGCTGTCCTAGATGGTAATGGTACCAATATCTATAAGACTGTATGGCAATTCTGGCTTCAGCGTGTCGGTGATCTTTCGGCTTTGACCGATGTTTCCGATGCTGGTGCAAGTAGACCGCTTAGCCAGACCTATCAGCATGCTACTGATATGCTGAAGTATTGGGATGCTGTTGCCGGTCAGAACGCAACTAGCGTTGGGAAGATCAAGCGCCGTTACCCGCGCAGGCATGGGCATTACCCACCCTATGGTCTGCAGCCTTATGGTGGCGTCTACATAAGGACAGACTGATGGCTGTTAAATTGTCTGTCTTCGATTACCCAGGCTGGGAAGCCGATGATCATGGTTACGTTTATCGTAACGGACAAGAGATATTTGGTTGTGAAAATGATGGCTATATTAAAGTATGGGATCACAATTCAAAACAGAGTATAAATCGTGCGACTTTGGTGTGCACCGCTTGGTATGGGCCAAAACCATTCAAAAAGGCTCAAGTAAGACATTTAAATGATGTACATATTGATGATAGACCTAGTAATTTAGCATGGGGTACACAGCTTGAAAACGCTGCAGATGCTATTCGTAATGGAATATCAAATGAGGGCCAAAGAAATGGCAATTCTAAACTTACAGAATGGGCTGTTCTGGATATAAGAGGTTTGGCCGGTTACTTTACAAGGAAAGAAATAGCAGCTATACATTACATAAGCATTTCGTTGGTTGATAAGATTATCAATCGTGATGTATGGAGGCATATCTGATGTCCGCACCGATTAGCCCGCCAGTCGCAACACCCATTCTCAAGGGCATAATGAATGGTTTGTTGCGCTATACTACAGATTGGTTTATCTGCGACACTGCGACCATAGCCGGGCCAGTTAATATCCAGCTTCAGCGTAGAGTTGCCGTCGATAAGCCTGGTGGTGGCCAAGATTTTGATACAGTTGGCGTCGCTATGCAAACATTTCGCCTGATAAATCAGACTGTATCAGATGGAATGGTTAATAGTCCAAATGATGACGGTATCGCTAGGCGGGATGAGTATGTTTTGATCGGTAGATGGGATGCAGATATCCAGATTAATGACTGGTGGGAAGATGATACCGGTCAATGGAGGGTAAACGGTATAATCCCAAATACTGGTTATGAAACTCGTGCCTCTGTTACGGCGTTCACTATTGATCCCAATTACGGGAGTTGATGGTGGGCAATCTATTGGATGTATCATTTACCTTTAACCAGGGTAGTCTTGGTATTGGACTTGAGAAGCTCAATAGTGACGTTCATGACTATATAATGTCTGAACTTCGTGCTGCATCTTCGCGCGGCGAAGCCGAAATGAAGCTTAGGGCGCCATGGACTGAAACTGGAATGACTAACCGTTGGGGTCGTAGGAGTACTGGCCTTGCACGTAGTGGTTTGTGGTCAGAAGCCTCCAGTGAACATGGTATGTATAAAATAACCATGGGTCAAGGCGTTGATTATGGTATTTACCTTGAAAAGTCTAATGGTGGTAGATATCAAATTATAATGCCTGTACTAGTAGAGACTTCTAGGGCATTCATGGAATCTCTGGCTGGTATGCTTGAACATCTTCACGAACCCGCTCCAATATCAGCAGTCGCTCCTGGCGTAGGCATCCAGCAAGGAACTTCGCAGGGTGCTGCCGAACGTATTCAAGGCGTTCGTGGAGCCGCTGAGAAAGCTCCTCATAAGATCAAAACATACTTCAGAAATGAACGTGGTCAATTTACTAGGTATAAAGGTGTTACTGTAGGCACTGGAGCAACGAGTACTACACGACCTACAAAGAAAACTAAGAGGCGTTGATGTCTAGGGCAGCGGTGTATGATGCGATCTTGGTCGATCCAAGTTTGCAGAGTCTTGGTTTTGATTCCAGTAGCGTTAAGGTGAATTACTCTGGCGACCAAAGACCTACAGATACTATGTTCATGGTTCTTAGTTGGGGTAATGAAGCTGAGGGACTTCGCGGTGATGATGTATTTTATCGACCGGTGAAGTTGCTTACCATTTGGGTCCATATGTATAAGCAATTTTCCACTGATTTTGTTCGCATTGATTCCGTATTTGACATCTTGGATATAGTCATAGGTTGTATGATTGATGTGGATGGAACAGACGGATATACCCTGAGCCAAGCAATTCCAGGAACACGTTCGCGTGATCTTCGTGATGACGCTTATCAGACCTTGTGTCGTTCGTCATCGTATAGAATACTCGATAGGGTAACAACGTCGGTTTGAGAAAGGAAGCAGTAATGACCGAAACACCAGCAGTCAAGGCTTCGGAAAGTAAGCCAGAGAACAAGCCTCTGCCCAAAGATGCTCCAAAGCCTCCTGGCGATATTCGGCGTCGTTCACCAAAGCCTAAGCGTCAGGGTCCGTTCGTCAAATACGTTGGTCACGCTAGTCACCGTAAGATCACGCCAGCGCAATGGAAGTCGCTAGGCATTGATCTTCAGGATGACACGGTGACGCATATCTGGAGTGTCGCCAATGAGAAGATGATCGAGTCTAGTGAGTTCTCTGATGAGCAACTCGATTACTTGCTCATCGATGATCGCCAAGTTGGCGGTAGTGCTCACGCCTTTGTCGAAGTTGACTTCGACGATAAGGGCCAGCTTGTACAGGTGGTGCCTGAGTAAATGGCTTCACCTGACTTCAAGCTACAAGATGCCGTAGAGTTACGGTGCCGGGGAACTATGCACGGCATTGCAAAAGATGCTACGGGTCAAATTGAAGTCAAGTGCAAGCATTGGGCCTGTACCACACCCGGCTATGTTACCTTCCATGTATTTGATTTAGCAACTGGTCAGCCAATAGAAACACATTCGTACAAGGATCCAGTGAAAGGACCAAAATGACCGCATCTTGCGCATCGGGCACTTCTGACATTCTACCATACGGGATTCGTCAGATTCGCCTCACACCGTACCTTGATGCACAGGGTACGTGCCTGGCGGATACCAGCTATCCGCTCCCCGTAGCCATGACACTGGGATTCTCTGAGACCGAACAGTACGACGAGTTGCGCGGCGATGACGTGCTGGTCGCTGTTCACGGTCGCGGCCCCCAGGTTGACTGGAGCCTAGAAGCCGGCGGGATGAACATGACCTGCTGGGCGCTCCTTAGTGGCGGGTCAGTCATTGAGGAAGGTGTAGCACCTTCCCGTGTTACTCGTATGCGGAAGTCTGGCGATGATCTTCGTCCATACGTTCGCATCGATGGACGAGCCATCTCTGACTCGGGCGGTAACCTCAAGACCCGCATCTATCGTGCCAAGGCAAATGGTCGGCTTCAGGCCGATCTTCGCGGCGGCGCGTTCCAGACAAGCCGTATCGACGGTGTTGGCCTTCCTCTGGTTGGCGATGGTGGTCGGTGGCTCTATGAGTTCATTCACGAAGAGCACGATTCTGCGATTCCAGGAACGCCGGAACCCAACCCGCAGCCAATTCCGCTTAACCTTCAGGCGAGCGTCATTGGATCGACTTCTGTAACGATCGACTGGGATCAGGTCGGTATCTTCAATGCGACGAACGACAAGTACCAGGTCCAACAGAGCGTCGATAACGGCGTTACTTGGGCCGATGTGCTCTCGGCATCTGGCGGTACTCCGACTACTAATAGCACTTCAGTTACTGGCTTGACGGCGGCTACGGCTTACCAGTTCCAGGTTGCCTACTGGCAGAACGCGACACCTGGGCCGGGAACCGTTGGCGACTACAGCAAGCCTTTGCTTGTTACCACTACGTAGTAATAACCAACAATTAAATATGAGCCCAATAGAGGTCTAGGAACCCAAGGAGGCCAAATGAATAATCCAATAGCCACAGGTGTTGGAAGCGCTGAGCAAGTTCAGCCTAGGAGACAATCTAGGTTTGCAACGGGTGAAGAACCAGAGCGTCAGAGCTATGGTGAACAGTTCAAGGCTGAGAATACGCCTATGGACCCGCCCATCAAAATGCCGAAGCCAGAAGCTTCAAATCCGTATGCACCAACTGGATGGCGTAGGAAGCAGCGTAGTGAGTTTGATCTAGAACTTCCCAGCGGCCAACTCTGTCGTGTTCTACGGCTAGAACGTGAAGATTTGTTCAGGCTCAATCTGATGAGCTATCTGGATACATTTACGCCTATGCTGATGGAAGATAGTATTAGTAGCGAACAGCGTAACCAACGCATGCGCGAAACGATGACCAAGCATCCTGATTCAATTGCTAATATGTTTATGGCAATTGATGAAGTTGTCATGGCTTCATGTATAAAGCCTAAGATTTCCAATGATGAATCACAGACGGATTATGGAGGCCCAACAGATTGGGGCAATCCTCAATTCGTGGCAACAGCGTATATCGAAGACATCAGTATGGAAGATCGGATGGCTATCTTCGCTGCAGCATTTGGGCGGTCGATGGATGACTTGAAAAGTCTTTGGGGACAAGCGGGAAGCGTGGGTAGCTTGGCAGATGAGCCAGGCGTACAGCAGAACTCCGAGTGAAATATTTGAGGTGCGAGGAGCCGCAGGACTATTCTTCGACAAGGGATTGTACACCTTTGGTAGATGGGTAGAAAGTGAGGTTGAGCGTGCCGGACAAGATGCGCTTAACGCAGGCTTTGCTCGTTCAGCCCAAGCTCGTGCTTTCGCTAAATGCATGGGCGATGATATGGAAACCTCTTCTGCAGGCTTTATGGACCCGTTTGCCGGAGCTGTACACGCCTCTGAAACAGAAGATGGTGAAGAAATACTTCAAAGTGGGTACTGATGCCTGATTACAATGCTGGCCGTGCCAAGGGTGAAATCCTTATCACTTCTGATACCCGTGGCGCTGAAGAGGCTCAGGCAGCAATGGCGGCTACTGCCGCAGAGGCTCAGGCTCTTGATAAAACAATGGGCCATGTCAATGAGACTTTCGATAAGAACCGGCAAAGTAATATTGTTACTGCCGAACAGATCGTAAGACATCGTGGTCAACTAGAAGAACTTCGCAAAACATACCTTCGCTATTACGATGATATCGCTAGGGCAACGCAACGACGTGAACAAATTGAGCAACGATATGAAGAACAAACAAGGAGAGCTGAAGAGCGTAGGGATAGAGCATTCCAAAAGGCTCGAGAGTATGTCCAAAAAGAGGAATACGATCTAGAGCGTGCTCGCAAACTTGATGAGCAATATGAGCGATATAAAGAACAAGCGGAGAATGCTAGGTTACGCGGTAGCATTGCTATTCAAAATGCGCATAATGCTGAACAGCGAGTAATAGAACGTAGCAATATAGCATATGAAAGATATCAAAGTAGGCTACACGCTGTAACACTTGAAGTACAAAGATTCAATCAGGCTCACCTAGAAGCTACAACTGGAATTGCCAGATTCAGGGGCGAAGCTGAGCGTACAGGCAGGGCGCTAGAGCAACTATCGGATAAGTTATCCGGTATTGCTAAGATGCTGGGAACTACTGGTCTTTATGGTTTATTCGGTGCGTCCGCGGCGGGTTCACTGGGCCTTATGGGTGCTGGTGGTTTACAAGGGCTAGTGGTTGGCCTAGGCGCAGTTGTCGAGATGGTTAAAGACTTCTCTGGCGCTATGCTTCTTTTGCCCGCCGGTGTTAATGCTGCCGCACTGTCTCTTGGCACATTAGCCGTTGGATTTCATGGCGTTGGCCAAGCTATTTCATCAATGGGTGATCCTAAAGCGTTTGTTGAATCTCTAAGGGATTTGTCGCCGGCAGCACGATCATTTGTACTTAATATTCAACAATTTACATACGCTATGCGTGGCGCTCGTGAGATGGTGCAGGAATCGCTATTCCAGCCTATCATTAATGATATTGCGCCGTTGATCCAAACTTGGCTCCCTCAATTAATGAGAGCCGGCCAACAGATTGCCAATCAATTTGGTCAGGCTTTCCACCAGGTCTTCGCATTCTTCCAGCAACCTGCAGTTCAGCAGGGATTTAATATATTTGTCACCAATTTAGTTAATGGGTTCTCAATTGCACGCAAGGTAATTGAACCATTTCTAAGTGCTTGGAATACACTTGCTCAAGTAGGGTCAGGTGCCTTTCCGCGTATTGCTGAAGCGATAGCTAATGTAGCCCAAGAGTTCAATAAATGGGTACAAAGTGCTGCACAGAGTGGTCAACTAGAGCGACTTATCAATAATGCTCTTGATGGCTTTACTAAGCTTGGCCATATACTTCGTGATATTGGCATAGGTATCTTCAATTTCTTTGATGTCGGCGCTCGTACTGGTGCAGATTTTCTATCCACAATAGAGCGATTGGCTGCCGAATTTAGAGCATGGGTAGAAAGTGCTAAGGGTCAGCAACAGATAGCTAATTTCTTTACGCTGCTAAAGCAATCGGCTGAAGCTGCAGCGCCAATTCTAAAGCTATTTGGCGAAGGTATATCCATTATAGCCGGTACGCTTACTAGACTTGGGATTGCTATACAGCCAGGATTAGTTTCATTCTTTACTTCACTTGTCCAGGCTTTGCGTGATCTTGGCCCTAATCTGCAACAAATGGCACCGGCGCTAAATGAGTTTCTTGATGCATTCGGCAAAGCTTTACTCAGTATAGTAAAAGACCTTGGGCCACAACTTCCGCAAATGTTCAAAACTCTTGCAGATGCTTTCGTTGAAATAATGAGGCATTTGCCTGGTCTTGTGCATGACTTTGCAAACTTGCTGTCTCACCTTACGTCTAAAGAAGTCGAGACAATATTTGGCTTTGTTGTTGCAGTTAAAGCTCTTACTGTAGCACTAGCTGCTATGGATGTCGTTCTTGATGCTAATCCTGTTGCCATTCTTATTGTTGCAATTGCTGTTCTTGCAGCCGGTCTTGTCTATCTAATAACTCATTGGGATAAAGTCAAAGAAAAAGTTGGCGAAGTTACATCGAAGTTCGGCGGCTTGCATGGCATCCTTGATGAGGTAAAGCGTAAATGGGATGAGTTAACCACTACTGTATCTAATTGGTGGAATACTGTAACATCGACAATATCTGGAGCTTGGGATAGTGTTGTAGGCAGTCTGGAAAATCTCAAGAATAAGATAGTTGAGAAGTGGAATTCGATAGACTGGACTAACCTTGGTAAGAATATTATCAAGTCTATGGTTGATGGAATCCTTGACGCCACTGGCTTAAGCTCTCTAGATAGAGCATTGGATATAGTTGGAAATAAGATAAAAGATTTCCTCCATACCAATTCACCGGCTAAGCAAGGACCGCTTCACGATACCTCACCAGATCAAATGGGTGAGAATCTATCGGTAAATTATGCGCGAGGTATCGAGTCGGGTACGGGCGCGATAGGCGCGGCATCGTCTCAGGTAGCTAACGCGGGCGCGGAAGGGCTATCGGGAGGACTAGGGCCGACCGGGGCCGGAACGGGCGGTGGCGGTGGAGGCGGCGGTGGAACCGCTGGTTTCGGTGGCGTATATTCGTCGGCGGGAACAACTGGTATATCAGGCAAGGGTGCAGTTAGTGGATTCGATCAATGGATCTCATTTATAACTTCTGATATCGAAGCTTGGCTTAATATTGCTCAGCAGGGTTGGCAACTATTTCAAGATGTACAAAACATTGTTCTAAAGACCACTCAACTTATAGCCGATGTATGGAACAATGGTAATAATCCGCTGACGCAACCTGGTGGGTTCTTCGGGCCACCTGCGGCTGCCAATCAAAGGCAAATTCCTGGCGTACCTAATGTACCTATACCAGGAAAGCCGCCAGATCCATGGGCGGGACACCTACCCGGCTACCCAGAGTCTGGTGGAAAGCAAACGCCAGTTCCTGGAGTTCCTTCGGTCGGCCCAGCCGGAGTGCCATATGGTGGAAATATACCGGCTCCTGCTGCAGCTGCATCCGGTGCACCGGCCGCAGGTGCTACAGCTGGGCCTAGTGGACAGATAGTAGTTGGTCGTCAACCAACTGGTGCGCCAGTTGTGATACCGGATAATCCAAGTAAACAGGATATTGTTAATGCAATAGTTGGTGAAGGTCGTCGTCGTGGCATGTCTGATGACCAGATTGCTGGAGCTTTGGCCGTTGCTCAAGGTGAGAGTAATTTCCATCGGGAAGGCTTTATGGGCTTTACGCCCAAAACGACGGATACTGGATATACTGGTGGTGCTCCATGGGCCAATGATTTCAATAGGGGTTTACAGCGGTTCATGGATAACTACCAAATTGGTGGTTATGGAAGCTTCGGACCAAGAGCGCAAGATGTATTTGATGCAAATGGTAATGTTAAAGATTGGTCTCAGCTAGGACAATTTCTTCAGGGTAGAATACAGGGTGCACCGGAAGCTACCAATCCTGGATTTGGTACAAGACTAAGTCAATATGCACAAGCTGCTCGTCAAAATATACCAGCAGGCCCGCCACCACCTGTGGGTGCACAAGGTGGTCAAATTCCAGGAGCTGCAACTAATTTAACTACACGCGCTAGCTCTATGGGTGGATATAATGCAAACTATACGCCTGAAACATTAGCTGCTGCAGGTATAAAGCCGCTATTCCAAAAGACTACTCCTGACGCTGCCGGCGGCGCCGATATACCGGATTGGGCTAAAAAACTTGCTGCTTCATTTAATCTATCTGTAACAGATCACCCAGATGTTACGCTACACGGTGGCGTAGGACAAATGGGTAGTTGGGCGATGGATTTCAGCGGTGCTCCCGCAGATCAGGATCGCTTTGCGCAATTTATTATGGATAATTTATCACCACAGACATTACAGCTAATTCACCAGAGTACAATTACTGGCAAAAAGTATGGTATTGCCGGTGGACAGCAAGTGGCTGTCCCTGGCGCGCCGGAATACTATACGACACCAGGTGGTTCATTCGCAGATGAATCGACTATGGTTCACTGGGCGACAGATGTGACTCCTATACTTCCAGGAATCAATGCGCCTGTAGCACCTCCACCTGCTACATCACAAGGTGGTAACAAACCTGGTTCACCTAGTGATATAATATCAAGAGCTGGCAAAGCAGGAATACATCTTCCTTCGAGTAATGGTCTTCTTATAGGTGCTGGCTTAGCTGCTGCCGGAGTCCTCGGCGGCGGGTATGTTGCTGGAAGTCGTTTATTTAATGCTGGATCTGGTTGGTGGAATAGGTCTGTATTTAATCAATATGATGCAGCTGCAAAGCTTGATATTATTCGCAGTTTATCGCCTGAAGATATAGCAAGACTTGGAATTACAAGCCCCGAAGATATTACGTTTGGCGGTGCCGATACACTTGGTGGACTTCGTGGCCTTACTGCTAATATTGGTCTCCCACCAGATGTACTTGCATATAGAGCTGGCTCACAATTTGGTCTTGGTGAATTAGCCAGGCAACCTCGTGTGCCCATTACGCCGCGTGCTGCAGAATTGGCATCTCAGATAGGTGAATGGCCTAGATTCCTACCTGGTGAGGCAACGCCAGCCCAAGGTTCTGGAATAATTCCAGGAAGTAATATTCCTAGACCTCCGATAGCGCCTGCTGGACCTGGTTTAATTGGTCGTGCGATAAGTGGTGCAGGCAATATAGTAACTGCTGCCGGTATACCATTGATGATAAATCAGGCTGGTGAAGTAGTCCAGGGTAGGCCAGCCGGTGGTATGACTGGAGCAATGGCGATAACTGCTCCTGTTATTCTTGGTGGTGCCGGCTTAGCTGCTGCAGGAGCTACAGTTGGCGTTGCACCAGCATTAGCTGCCGCTTCTGGATTATTCGGGCTATCTACTGCATTCGGTGCAGCATCTGCTCAACCTGGTATTGTAGATAATCGTACTCCTGGTGTTATATACGGGCCTGATGGCCGTACAGTTATAAGTGCTGGGCCACGACGTGGAGCCCCTAGCAGTCCAGTATGGCCACAAATATTTGGTGGCGTAACACCTACGGCACAAGAACTTCCATTGCCAGCCCCTGGCCAGCCTACGCTCGGCGGCGGGATCAATGCCCAGAGGGAGCGTCGTGGTGAGGCACCGATACAAGGACCATTCCCTGTACAAGTAACAAATACGCAAGAGTTCCCAGGTGGAAACCGTGCGCCGCAAGGTCCAGCGCCACAGCCTACGACAGCGCCTGGTGCACAAGCTGCTCCATATGTTGGTGCAGATGGCAAGACGCACTATCCGGCTAATTTTGTCGGCCCGATTGCAGCAGATGCAGTCAGGGATCAGGGTGGTATAGTTGGTGGTGCTAAGCAAGCTGTAGCTGCTGGTGCAGTAGGTGGTGCAGCACAAGGGCCTTTCTCAGCTGATACACGTTCACCATTTGATAAATTTAGCTCTGCCATGAGTGGTGTAGCTACACTAGTTGGCGATGGCTTTGAGATATTCCATGATATTGTAGACAATATTAAGGCTACTGCTGATATAACAGATAAACTTGTTGTTGGCGTTAAGGATACTGAAGGCATAGTCGGCATAATCAGGGATGTACAGTCATATATCAAGACAGCTGCCGATATTGCGAAAACTGTATCTGATGCAACTAGCTTTGCAGGCAGCCTAATCCCGTCCGGTGGCGGGGCCGATATGGGTGCGACAGCTGCTGCCCAAGAAGCTTTACAGATAGTCAGTATGATATCTGGAATAATCTCTGCAAGTTTACAGGCCACGAATGAAGCAATTTCTATCGGTATTGATGTATATCATGAGGTTGGCAAATATGCAGGATTCATATTCGGATCTATTCTTGGTGGTTCTCTAGGTACTCTCGGTGGAAATGTTAGGATGCTGCTTAATACGAGAAGTGGCGAAATATATGCATACAGCGACGATAATCCATTGAATAAGAATACAATAAAAACACCATTCGCGAATGCATATACCAAAGGACCGGCGATACAAAATCAGAATAATCAACTTAATCTGTATACTGGACCAGGACAGTCTCCTATGCAGATGATGCAGAATAGTATGTGGATGGTAAGTACTGGTGCGCCACAGGTCGCTTCAGTGGCAGCGGGGAGTGACTAATGGCTGGTAGTCAAGGTGAATTCCTTGGAAAGACTAGGTATCAGATTGGCCAAATACATTTTGGCGCCGATACTAATATACCAGTTAGTAAATGCGAGATACAACCGTGGAATGTCAACAATCAAGATTTTCAAATTATACGAACTGATGAGGTAAGATTCGGCATTGATACACTTGTTCCTGCACCAATTGTATTTACTATGGCGGTACTTAATAACTGGGCACTAGAGAATATGCCGTCAAGTGCTGGAGGACCAGTTCCTGATAGCTTACTGTATCAAGCTAGGTCTTTACTTGGTCAACTAGCAAATGAATGGAAAGCAACTCCTGTTCGTCAAACATGGGGTGCGATGAAGAAGCTTCTGTTCGTTGATACAGATGGTATTACACGTCGCATATATGGTCGGCCTGGTAAGTTCCAACATGGTCCTGTTGAACAGAATGAGTGGGTCGATGTACAAGCAGAGTTTAGACGGGCAGATACCAATGCCTATGCCGATATTGAGAAGGTCATAGAAATTGGTTACAATAACGATCCGACCTACATCTATCGGGAAGCGGATCAAGGTGATGCCCCTGCCTGGTTCCGCGTATTGTTCTATGGTCCTCTGACTCACCCGACTGTTACAGTTGGACATGTTCAGATAGAGCTTAATCTTGATATTCCATCAAACTGTATAGTAGAAGTTAGCAGTTATCCGTGGATGCGTCGTATTGTAGATAGTAATAATGTTAACTGGCGCGCAGCACTAATTGGGTCTTCACAGTATCTAGATCAATTACAGATACCGGCTCAGACAGAAGTTGCGTTACGTTGGACAGATACATCTTTGACGACCTGGACGGAATTACCAAGTTCTAGGGTTGTCGAAAACCCAGACTTTTTAGATATGTTCTGTATTACAAGTGGTTGGCATACGATAACTGGAGTACCCATTTGGGGATTCTCTTTGAATACCGGCGGCTATCTATTTGCTCCATTTGGCATTACGGCTATTCTTGATCTCCAGCATGTATATACAACCCCAAGCCAATATGTAGAAGCCGAAATTGCTGATATATGGCGAGGTCTTTCTACAATAGTCTTTAAATCAGATGATGGCATGACTAACTTTGCCGGACTATTGGTTTATAAATCAGAAGGGCTTGGCGAAGACCTTGGTATCCCAACTGATCAGGACTCACTTAGCATTGTAACGGGAACACAATATAATCTACAAACCATACAAGGTACTACATATAATGTTCCTTCACCAGGATTACATACTGGTGATCGCGTAGGTATAGTATACAATTCAAATTCTAAACAGTATCAGATGCTTCTTAACGGCACTGTTGTAGGCAATCCTTGGACAGATAGTGGCGGAATTGTAAGTGATTCCAATATGCGCCAAGGCTTTGTTATGAATTGTAATGATAGTATTACAAATATTCAATTCGGCGTAGGCTTTAATAATATCATTGCGTACGATGCTAGCTTTAATCCTACAGGCCCGCCTAGCGATCCGAATGATCTATCGTCGCGGTGTTTCCTCTACTGGCGGGATGCTTGGTCAATTGAGTAGTGATTGGATGATTGCGTATGCCAAAGATTGAAATTTGGGGACCATTGAAATCTGGTTCGCCTGATTATCAATATGTACACGATGAATGGGAGAGAATTTACGGTCATCCAACAGATTACTTATGTGAGTATTGTGATAAAGTGGCTGAATGCAAAGGATGGATACACGGTAAGAATCCACACTTAATAACAAGTTATGATCCAATGTGTAGGAGTTGTCATAGAAAATACGATGATACCCAGGAGTGGCGCGACAATATAGGAAGATCAAATGTGCATGCATTTGGATATCAATACAAGTCTGAAGCATATGATGCTAGACGTGGGGAATTAAATGGCTATCATAAGTTAACTGAAGAAGATGTTTTGAAGATACGTCTTTTATGGGCAACTGGTTCTTATACTAAGCAAGTATTAGGTGAAATGTTTTGTATTAGTAGATATACAATTGCACAGGTTGTTAATCGTATAACTTGGAAGCATATATGACTGCACCAGCAAATACTAATCCGGCAATCATTTATAGCGGTGATGAGGACCGCTTTAGGTTCATTGTCGAAGATGTTCATGGCAATATACTAACTCGCGATTTAACTGTAACCAATCCAAAAGTTATGCGTGTACTTAGTGGCCCGTGTAATATAGAGTTTGACGTAGACTATCGCGATACATCAAATTCCGGCATTTACTTTAAACCGTGGGCCCAGCTTATACACGTAGAAAAGGCAGTTCTTGGGGATAGGGTTATCTGGGCTAGTGGTATTGTTCAGCCATCTGAAGTAGATAAGAAAACTGGCGTTACACATTTGGTAGCTAAAGGATTCTCTGGCTATGCCAAGGGTATGCCATGGCTTGAAAACTGGAATCCTCTTGCTACTGATGTATTTGAAGTTGTCCATAAGATTTGGAATCACCTACAAAGTATGCCCGGTGGGAACTTAAATGTTACAGTTTATCCTGCAATAAGCGGGATTGAAGAATTACCTGGATATGCTTTCGATGGTAATATTCTTGATCTGAATTTCTTTGCAGAATTTATTCGTGCTACTGACAAGACTGATTGTGCGGATAAAATTGATAAATTGGCTCGTGATATTCCATTTGACTATATTGAGCAAAGCGAATGGAACTCTGATCGTACTGCCATTGATAAGAAGATTTATCTAGGCTATCCAAAAGCCGGGGTCGATCAACAATGGCTATGTTTTATCCTCAACGAGAATGTAATGGAAGCCGTTCCACATATCGAGACTCAGATTGATTGGGTTAGCGATATAACAGTAGATGGATGGTTTCCAGGAACTGAATATAGTGCAACGCTTGCGAATAAAGACCCAAATAGATTTAGGCGTTGTATATCGCAAGATGATGCCAAGATAAACTCTAACGAGAGGGCCGCTGCTTGGGCTAAGCGTAAGCTAACCCGTAGACAGACGCCGGCATACTGGGACAGCATCGTCACAGATATGGGACATCCAAATGCTCCTTTCGGATTCTATGATGTTGGCGATAGAATCATGGTCCGAGGTTTAATGCCGTGGGTTGGCATGGTTAACCAGCAGCATAAGATTCTAGCTATTGCTGTTGATGAGGAAAAGGGTGCTTGCGAACTTACGCTTAAGGCTGAAGGCGCATTTAATTACGACCCAATCTTTTATTCTGCAAAATCGACAGGCTCTACTCAAGTCAATGTCTCTGGTACAGCTCATCTTACATTTGGTGCAGGTAATCCACAGATTGGTACAGGCTAATGACAGTAATGCCTATTACGGGTCCAGAAGTAAGAGATGTAAATGGTGTATTCTATCCATATGCATTATTCATGGAATCGCTAGCGGGCGGGTTGGTAGACTTTGAAACTGATATATTTTATATGATGTTGGTAGATCCAACCTATGTTCCCAATCAAAATGCACATAAGTTTAAATCTGTAGTTGCTGGAGAGATAAACTACAGTGGTTACACCGCTGGCGGATTACAGATGCCAATTACAACAATCAGCTATACATCATCTACAAAGACTATGACAATCAATGCTAGTAATCTTCAATGGCCGCTAGTTACCTTTCCGGCTCCAGGCGCTAGATATGGTGTAGTATACGACAGTTTTACGAAAGACGGCTCGGGAAGTGATGGCGCAAAACCATTAGTTGGATATGTAGATTTTGTGTCGCCACAGATAATCTCTGATCAAGCATTTCACGTTAACTGGCCATCCACAGGCATGATGACACTGAAGTTGCCATGACTACATTTACGGCATTGGAATCAGGTTCACGTGAATATAATCGTATTCATGGAATTGTTCGCGATACATATGGTTTAGCCGCTGAATATTATTGTATTGAATGTGAAAAGCCAGCACATGAATGGGCGTGGCAGCATGATAAGAATCCACAGCTAATTACGAGTTATGAGCCTTTGTGTTATTCATGCCATAAAAAGTATGATATGACTGAAGAGAAGAAAGTGAAAATGAGGGCTCAACTTATTTGTGCTCGATCAGAAAGAGGCAATCAATCTGAATATAATACAGGGTCAAAAAATGGTAAAGCTATATTGGGTGATAAAGATGTATTAGAGATCAGAATAAAATATGCTTCCGGCAATTATACATACAAAGATTTGGGATACATATATGGCGTATCATACTTGACAATTTCAAGTATTGTACGTCGTCAAAGATGGAAGCATTTACCATAATGAGCGTAGACGCCGCATTTGGCTTTAAAACACCGCAATCTAGGGCGCTTGCGTCTATTGATAGCACTAAGTATCCAGATACCAATAAAGACTTCCAGGCGAACATAATTCGCCTAAATCAATTCGTAGATTACATAGCGTCATACCTGCAGGTTATGCAGAAGGGAATTGATAAGAATAACCAGGACCCAATAGCTCAGATCCAAGGTGTTGCTAGTGATCTAGTAGTTTTGCTTGGTGGTGGCGAGTTACTATATGGCATTGATCTCGGAGACCTTCAGTATTTTCTTCCGGCTATTGGTGCATTGTTCGGCTTCGATTCGACAACTCCGTTCCCGATTAACCTATTTAATGCTGTTGAGCATTTCCTTCTAGGATATGTCGTACCTCTGGATGCATTTACGGTAGTTATCGAAGGTATTGTTGACGGCTGGGCCGTTGCTCTAGGTATAGATCAATCATGGATTGATGCAATCAATCACTTGCTTGATGCCTTCAGCAACTTAGGTATGAGCATTACAGACTTCTTAACTAGTATCGAGAGTTTGCTAAACATCTTCGGTACAGATTTCCCATTTATTGGTAATATATGGCATCTTATTACGACAATACTTGGTGGCTTCAGTCTAGATCAACTAGGATCTATCATTGATCCACTGTTCAAAACAGCCGCTCCATGGATTGAGGAACTTGCTACAGGCATTGACCAACTTAATCAGATCATCCAGTCGTTCAGTGGCGGGTTGACTGATTTACAGGGTGTTCTCAATTTCTCTAAGCTATTTGAGTCAATAAACTTTCTACCAGCAGGTGGATTCCATCCTATTCCCGCTATCACCAGTTGGATTCAGAACCTAATTAAGCCAACCAATATGGTTGCTATGCTTATGTCTGATCCAAATAGTTCTGCTGGCGTTTCAGGATTCATTCCCATTGAGAATCTTGCTATGGAGGTTATCGGTGGGATACTTGGTAGTGTACAAAGTCTAATTGATGCCATTCTTGAGATATTTGGGTATGCTCCAGGCAGTGGTACTGAGCAAGATGTTGCCCAGATATTCCAGAACATTTATGACTTCTTAGGCAATCCATCTAATCTAGCCAATAACCTATTTGATATTATCGGATCTGTAGGCAACTTCATCACTAATATGCTTCATCCGACCAACTTGTTGGCTCCGATGAACCCAAGCACATCATTGATGTTCCCGGTCAATATTCCTGGCTTGGATGCTAGCAAGATTATATCTGGTGCATTCGGTACAGGGCAAATACCGAACCTAGATGCTAGCAAGATCGTCAGTGGTTTATTTAATGCATTACAAATACCAGGTCTTGATGCTAGCAAGATTACTT